TGCAAGAGGTTAGGATTCTCGTATGGGTATTTTTCTTTTATTAGTTTAGCAAGTCTTTCGGTCATTAAGTCTTGACCCCCACTATGGCTTATTTGTATCTCATCAAATACTCGTATTCTCGGTTTCTTTTTGTATATCTGAAATAAAACACAGCTTATGGGGTCTACATTGAAATCCATTGCTATTCTAATAGGTAGGGAACTATTATAAGAAACTTGCTCTACATTTTTAGATCTATCAAAACCATAATAACAAGTTCCGTATTGCAAATTTACAAAATTACCATGAATATAACTACTAATTAATTTTTGATCATAATTCTCATACAATGAATCAATGAAGTCTTGTGGTAAAAATTTATTGTCTGTAGTTTTTCCTTTTATTAAGGCATATCCAGATCCTGGTCTATCTTTCCATAAATCATAAACAAAGTTAAATCCTTCAGGTGTTGTAGTAACCCAACCTGACAAATGTTTGCCATCTCTCAGCCTAGAAAGTCCCATTTTCCATGCTTTTTCATCTTTTAATAATGCTGCCTCATCAATTCCAAATCCTGCCAAATTAAGACCTGCCCATCTTCTGTAATTTTCTGCTGACCTTAATATGATATTGGAATAACCATTTTTCCAGATTATAGTATATTTCATTTCACTTGCTCTATAATTATATTGAAAATTTAATTCTTCTAATGTTTGTTCTAGTGTAGGTTGCAACACATCTCTAATCATAGGGAATGTAGGTTCTGCTAATAAGATTGTTTTTTTTGGATTTCTTCCTGCCTCTAGGATAGCTTTTAATACAAATGCTACTGTCTTGCCACTACCATAACCTGCTACTAATGCAGGGTATTTTGCTTGGCTTCTTATAAAATTATTTTGATGTTGAAATACTTTAAAGGACTTCAAGGTCAAAGCCTTCTACAAGTTCATCTTCCATAACCATAGGATTCTCTGATTGTCCTAATACTTGTTTACCTAACCATATCAGCATAGTAACATTACCTTTTTCTGCTACTTTCCATTGTAGCTGTCTTAATCTGGTTTTGCCTGATGCTCTACCTTTTATAAGATATTCGTCATAATTCCTTCTAATCGTGCTTTCGCTACAACCAAAGAATTGTGCTATTTCAGTATTAGTGCAACCGAACTCGGCTAACTCTTGCACTTTATCTGATGGTATGTCATGTTTTTTTGGTCGAGCCATTTATTCCTTTTATTAAAAATTTACTTACATAATACAATGCTATCTCATAAGGGTTTATCTGATGTTTAATAGAATACATCTTTTTACCAAGATTATGATATTCTGTATGACATATTCTGCATACAGGTATTGCTGTATAATGTTCTCTTAATGGTTTCTTCCTATCTCTACCCATACCTATTTGATCTATATGGTGGGGTTCTGTAGGTGTTTGTTTATAACATAGACTGCAATGTTCTTGTTCTCTCAAATACTGTAGATATTTGTGAGTATGCTCCATTAATACCTTGCTACCCAAGTTTTGTTGTGTAATTTTTTGTGTTTCTTTCTTAAAGGGTCTGAATTTTTTACTTGTTTGACTTTTAAATCTAAATACTTAGGAGAATCGTCCCATATAAATTGCTCATCTATCATGGCATCTAGCAATTGTTTTACTCCACCAACTAAATTGTCATAATCTAATAGTCTTTTTCTCCAACTAACTATTTCAAGTGTAAAAAATTTTGGCTCTTTAACAGGGTCTGAATAATGCTTGTTGAGTTTCATTTGGTTTCGGATAAGGAGAGCATATTCCTTTTTTAGCATTGACTTTTTTGACCAATGCAACCTGTCTAAAATATTTCTTGATTTTATTGTAATTGGTAAAATCATATTGTGTCCTTATTCGTAGTATAGTGTATATTGTATCAAAAAATCAATATTGTTATTAAAATTAATACAATTTAAATTATACTTATGAAAAAACCCACCAACAAAGAACTAATAGAACTTATAGCTAGAAATGTTTTGGATATACTTAAAAGATTAGAAGAAGTAGAAAAAAGTAGCCAAAATAATGAACAGATATTGATGTTTTTAGAAGATGTTTTTAATCCTCCTAGAGATATAATTAAATCAGAAGAAGAAATGGTAGCATTTTCAAAAGAATTGTATAGGCAGATATGTGAATATTGTGGAAAAGATGGTATTAGCTTTATGGGAATAGCATAAAAAAAGAGGAACATTTCTGCTCCTCTCTTTTACCTACTCTACTCCTCCAACAAGGATTAATTATTCCAAGCCTCCCTTAACTTGTTTAATTCTTGCTCGTGTTTCTGATACAGTTTTTCGTGTTCTATTGCTTTATCTTTATTAATAAACCTTTCCCCATCAGATGTTATCCAGATCTGGGCTAATTCGTGTTTAATCATAGTTTTCCTTAATTATTTTAAAAAACTTGCTCTATAATTGCTGATTTAAAGCAAGATTACGACATAAGGCATACCCAAGTATACCCTATATCTTATAACCACCTCCCAAGAGTGATGCTTGTTTTTCATATATTTGGTTTCCCTTATCGTGTTAATATCATGGGAGGCAGCTATAATTCTATTGTGTTTTCTAGTTCGTTTCCCCATATATCCCAATTATCTGTTTTTTCTCTTGCAAACAATTCTATATATGGACCATAAGATACTTTTTCAATCATATCTTTCATTTCTATAGGCTTTTGTGAATGTTTTTTGGTTCTTGGTGCTAATAATGCTGTGCAACCTTGTTGTCTTTTACCATCTTTTGTTTTGTATGGCAAACCTCCTTTTATACCAAATAAACAACTTTCTGTTAATCCTCTAAAATATTGCCCTAGTCCTGCATTTTGTAATTGATACATTGCTTTTTGATCTGGATAATTAATTAAAGCATTTTCTGCTTTTGTCCAAGTGATCATAGTAACATATCTAAATCCCCATGCTTCCATAACTTTTAATCCATCTTTTAAAAAATTATTAGTTACCCATAAATATAAATGACAATTATCTTCTGCTATTTTATCAATAGGTAAAGCACATATCTCTTTTGTTTTCATTAATGGATAATGCCTGTCTGCACCTCTTTTTATTTTTCCACCACCTGCTTCATTCCATGGTGGGTCTGCATATATAGTCTTATATTTCATTTAATAATTCTCCTATTTGTATATTTTTGTAATTAGTGATCATATATTCTATGTTGCTTATCTTATAACCTTTTTCAGTTAATATTTTTTCAGCTGTTTCTGTATCTGCTCCATCTTTACAGCCCACAAAATCAACATTGCCATTATAAAAATTTAAAATTACTATAATCATTTTTTACTCCTATGATTAGGATATGTGTTTATAATATTATTTATTATTTCTCTACACAATTCAGATGGAACTTTACTTCTTTCGTAATTGTTTTTCATTCCTTGTGTTCCAAGCTGTGAGCCTCTAGGTGCTCTTTGGTGGTCACAATCAGGGTTTCCTCTTTTACAAATTGGTCTTGGTTTCCAACTTAAATCATTTGTCCATATATCAGTAGGTTTTGCCCTTTTTAAGGTTTCTTCAGGAGAAAAATATTGACAATACCAGATTTCGTGTTTTCTACAATTATCAGCAACATTTTCAGGTTGCATAAAATCTAATTTTCTAAGCACTCCTCTTGGGTTTTCTATAAAGTATAATAATTTAGGATTTCTGTGTAAAAAATACCTTATAATTGAATTGCTTTTTTTAACTACATTTATGTTGTTTCTGCATTTATCTGTTTTAGGCACATAAGCACCTTTACCACCTTGCCAATGAGCCCATAAACTTGCTACTGAAAATGTCGTGCAAGGAGGAGAACTCCAAATAATATCAGGAACACCAAATTCTTTTTGTATATCAGTTGCATTAACATCTAATATATCTTTTACTAAATCTATACCTTTAAAATCGCTAAAATCTGTTGTATAGGTTTTCATACCAAATTCCTCTGCAACTTTAGAAAAGCTACGGGATCCTGCGAATAATTCTAATGTTTTCATTTTTTCTCCAAGTAAGTTAATTCTAGTTGTTTTGTGTTGTCTTTAATTCTTTGTTTAGCTTTCATGTAATAATCTTGATCAATTTCTATTCCTACTAAATCGCAACCAAAATTATGACAAGCAATACCGATACTGCCACTACCAAGATGAGTGTCTAATATTTTTTGTCCTTTTTCAGAAAAAGTATTTAAGAGATATTCATATAATTTTACTGATTTCTGAGTAGGGTGTATAATGCCACCTGTAGCTTTATTGTTAGCAGTTGATTTGTGTATTGAAAAATCAAAAACTTTTGCAGGTTTGCTAAATGATGTCCATGCCAATTCACAATCTGCATATTGAGGCAATGGTTGATGTTTAGCCCAAACAACATAACAATTAGTATTAGGTAAATAATCCATATAATTATTTGCACCCCAAACTATTTGGTTTTTAGAAACCCTAAAAAGTTCATCAAAAAAATCTTGTTTTGGTTTTTTCCAATCAGACATAAACACTTTTTTTTGTGTAAGTCTTGTAGTAGCATAATTACCATAACTTT